TGGTAGCTGTGAGCGTTTAGTATGCCTATCTGAAAGGGGCTTCTACGCATAGGGTATGGGCTGATAACTACATCTTTGTCATGGGATAGCAGTTTTATCAGTAACTCAGGATCTACAATAGCATCATCGTCCAGCCAGAAAATATGACTATAGCCACCGTCTACCGCTGCCCGACAAGCCTGGCTTCTAGCAAAGTGAACAAACGTCCTGCCTATCACCATCCACTGGAAAGGCAGCTCCCACTCCTCCCACGCCTTGACGCATTCTACGTGGTTTACGTGTACCTCGGAAGAGTATAGGTTGGTATAGTTGGGGGTCGCTACAAGGACCCTGGTATTATCCGGTATTTCAAAAGTTCCCATCTTATTGAGCCTCCTCTGTGGAGGTATAGCCTCCCCAGTCTGCATGGTTACGTGCTACCGTCCCCGAGTTCATCTTATTCATAATAACGGGGTGGTTTCTGCTTACATCTCTCATATTCTGTTCCATATCCACCTTGTGCCATGAGTGCATATACCTAGCATGCCTGTGGCCTATGACCTGCAACGACATACCCCACAAGAGCGCTCGGCACATTAGGTCAGAGTCCAAAGACCCCCACCCCATTATCTCCTCATCGTAGCCCTGAAACATATGCCAATAGGCTTTGGTCATCGCCTGACAGTCAGCACCAGCAACTAACGGCACTAGGTTTTCTGGACAGTAGTCAATAGTCATAGAATACTGCTCCTGCCCCTCTCTCTTCTCTGCTGTACCGTCAACATATATCTCTTGGTCTTCGTAGGCATTCATCCTTACTGCCTCTACAAGGACTCCCGAGCCACACCTCATAGCTACCTGCTCTACAAAGTCTTTGCTATATGTCACATCAACATTAGTAGCCATAATCACATCACCTGTAGCCCGTCTTATTCCTACGTTCTTAAGGAAAGCCTCAGGGAAGCCTTTTATGTCTTCCCGTTGGCTGACCTTCAAGACATTGACCCGTACTGGAGAGTCTTTCAGCACTTGGCCAAGGTCGTCACTGCTAGAGTAGTCTACTAAGACCACCTCCATCATTGAGCAGAGCGTTTGCTGCGCCAGGCTCTCTAGCCACAGAGCTACGTGACTTGCCCTGTTCTTCACTGCCGATACTACGCTAACCATTTAATGAGCCTCCACTTTGTAAAAAGCCTGGAAGGGTGGGAGGCTCAGTTCCGCAGACCCTCCCAGACCCCTAGTAGTGGCGAAGGCCACTACATCAACTGTAATTGTACAGTACTATTTGTGGCATTAGGCCCGTCTTCTAATGTCCACCCAACAATGCCACCCAGGTAGGCAGGGCTCCACAGCGTAGTAGTCACGCCCGAAGTAACATGCCCGATATTTGTGGCGTTGATAGAGTAAGACACCACCAACGTAGGCCCGTCAATACTTGCACTGGCACGTATGTTGGCAGGGCCGAAGACCTGAATACGTCCTACGGCAGAGGTAGAGATAGTAGTATCTACAACACCTGCTACCTTGGCCCCTGCAATGCCTGACGTGGTATTAAGGCTCCCTGCTGTCACCTGCCGTACGGTATAGCCCTGCTTGGCATCCGTAGTAGTAGAAACCCACTCTACCACCTGTCCAGGATATAGACCGCCAGAGCTAATATCGTCTGCGACATTGGAAGCTTCGACAACAATAAAAGCTTTCTCCGCTTCCGTCCTGCTGGTTGTCATAAACTGCATGGTTTATCCTCCGTTTACAAAATAACTTCAGCACGCCATGCCAGGGTATCTACGCCTCCATCCTCGTTGTCAATGTTGACCTGCCCTGCAGCGGTAGAGTTAAGAACCACCTTGGTCCCTGCAGCAACATCGTCACTGTTGACAAAAGAGAAAGAGCGCACAAACTGTCCTAGCGTCATATCACGTGCCGTATCGTCAGCCTCAAAGGTCCCTGTGAGCACCCAAGCTCCAGCGATCTTGGACTTATAGTCATCAATGGTAAAGTCACCTGCTGCCATAACGCCCTCCTATGTAAGGCCTGCAATCACTGACAGCTTACGGTTGGCATTAGTCACATACTGGCCCTTGAAAAGGATCTGTGTAATTAAAGCATCCTGATCGATGGGCTTCTGGAAGCCTCCATCGGCCATAGACATATTACGTGACGGGTGGACAACCAACCACAGATGCCTTGAGTTCCAGATATGAAGCTCACCGCTGGGACAGTCGGCATCCCAGTTTACGCTTGCCTGCCGGTAGCGCAAGTTGCTAAGCCCTGCGTTGACACTGTTATCATTGGTAGCAGACCCAGTGTACTGCAGGAAAGGGAACATAAGGGACTCAAAGCCTTCGTGGACCGTCTGCGTAGTAGTGATCCAGTCGGGAGAAGACCCCATCCCTGCCTTGCCCTGCACAGCGTTGTTATACTGTGTTCTCAGGTTGCTTAAGAGGTTAGAGGCAATAGCCCCCACTCCTGTGGCTGCGTTGTTTCTCCACGCTGCATTATTCGCCCTGTTGATGCTGGCATACGTAGAGGCCGTAGGCGTCTGGTCATTAAAAGCAGCAGACCCTACAAGGTTCTTGCTGTCGTTGCCCGTACCGTCTGTGAAAGTGTCGGTAGAGAGCTTGTCAGCAAGGCTTATCTCTGCCTGGTCTGTCTTGCCGGAAAGAATATCGAAAAGCTCTGCCTCGCCCATATTGGCGGTAAGCTCATCGCCATTCACGGCAATAGACACAGAATACTGTGACCAGTCGAAATACGCCCTGGTGAAGCCTTCCTGTGCCGTAACATCAAGGATGTCGTACCCTGAATAACTTTTTGCCGTGTCATTCAGCTCATGCATAATAGCTACGCTGATACGCTCACCACCATTCTGGAAGCGCTGGTTTTCCATAAACCAGCCCAGACTGGGGGTAGCGTCAGCAATGTTATCGAAGAACCTGTTACTATCCAGATACCCGAAAAGGGTGGACGTCAACAGGGTCTGATAAGTAAGTGTTAGACTGCTTTCGCCTGCCATTATAACCTCTCAAAGTGCTTTCGTTAGTATTAGAAAGCAGCTATCTACCCATGAGTCTTTTGGCATTAGCAAGGGACCTGGCCATAACATTCCTGCTGCTATCGGCTGCGGTACCTCTCTCACCACGTAAGTTGAGTCCCCCAGGCTGCACAGCAGTAGGGGCGCCTTCTACCTGCCCCGTCACCCTGTCCTGTCGCCTCTGGGTGTGCTCAGTAATCCCCTTGCCTTCATCTCTGGCTTCCTGCAACAGCCTGCGCCAGTTTCCAAGGATATAAATGTCCCTAGCGGATACGCCTTGCTGGGGGTCATTCATCACTGCCCACTGTTTTTCGATGACGGGCAACTGGTGGTCAGCAAAGACCACCTCATTGTTACTGTCCAGCATGCCGAAGTCATCGCCAAACACCTCAACACCGTCCCTGTTCTGTGTGTCCAGGTATGTGCTACTCTTGTCTGCGGAGATGTCGCCTTTCTTGGCGTATCCTAGCTGGTCTGCTATCTGAGCAAACAGCGCAAACTGGTCATCCGTAACTTGAGTAGGCTCCTGCGGTGGTTCTACTGCCATCTCCTCACGTACTGCGGTAGCTACAGCGTCTTCAAGGCGCTTATCAATACCTTTCGCCTCCTGCTGGAGACGGGTATTATCTGCAAACACCTTGCGTACGCTGTCATGCTGCTCCGGTGGTAAGTTGGCAAGAATGTCAGGCAGTCCTGTGCCGATAGGTGCTGTGTCCTGGGAGATAGGTTGCCCTTCTTCTCCTGGTTGCACTTGCCCTTGTTCGGTAGGTGCTTCGGGGCCACCTTGCAGGCCCCCCTCTAGTCCGTCACGTAGCCGATCCATATCATTCTGCACTAGCTCGTTGATAGGGTCTTCGGTCACAACGGGTTGCGTTGCTGCGTTCATATTAATTTTCTCCCTGTATGTCTGGTCCTGGTGTGAGCCTCACCTGTTCTGCTTCGTGAGCCTTTACCTGTGAATACGACTTGCCCTGTAAAGGACGTGGCTTAATATGGTCTGGGGCATGCCTGTCGAAGTTCCTGGCGCCACCCCTCTTGTCGCCTGCCTCCTGCAAGCCCTCCGCTGCCATTATCTGCCTGCGCTCCCTGCGTCCCGAAACGTCACAACCCAGGGCTTCGTCCCAGTATCCTTCAAAAGGCTGGAAACCCAAGATGCCCGTAAGTGGGAAAAGCCTCTCGGACAGGTTACCGCACCTAGAGCAGTAGGCCGGCTTATCAAGGTCATTTAATCTTATATCTTGTACCTCTATACCGCACTCTATACACTCTACATCGTATCTAGGCATTATATAAGATCCGTAAATGACAGGGAGGCCGTAACATCGACAGTATTGGCTACAGCCTCTGCTGTAATGGTAAAAAGCGTCCCTGGGGGCAGTTGGTAGTCAAAAGCTATGGTATCTATTGTTATGGGGGGCGCATCCGGTACCGCCAGGAAAACACCCTGTATCTCTCCTCCGCTTATCGAGCTTGCTGCCGAGTCAACAGATAGGATGCTATTGCTGGTGTCCAGGTCAGCAAAGGCAGGAGTACCTCCAAGGTTAGCGCCTACCCTAAACCTGATAATAACCGCTGCTGCATTGCCTGTATTCTTAACAGCACCAAAAGTCAGGTAGTCAAGGCGTGAAAAAGAGTGGTTCTCCTTGCTATTGAAGACCTCCCGAACAAAAACACTCACCAAGGGCAATTCGGTAGTCGTAACCCCCGTAGTCGTCCCCGTTGCTGCAACTAAAGAGCCTCTATTGCCATCAATGCCCTCAATAAAAGAAGATATGGAGGCTGTTTTCACCACTATGTCGGTAGTATTGGTGGTGTTTTTTGCCTCTACATAAAGGTGTGTGTCAGGGTTAGAGACAGAGGGCGTAGTATTAGCATTCCCATACTCTATCTTATGGGCAAGGACAAGCCTGCCGGTGGCAGAGTCTTCAACACAATATTGAATAGCGCCAAAGCCCCACTGAAACTGAATAAAAAACACATTGCCCTTGGTAGGGTCCAGCGTCATGCCCGAAGGCCCGGTACCGTCAAGGACGTCCTCACTAAAAGCTGTCTGCGCCACCCATGTGTCGGTAGCAGAAGCCCCGTTGACACTCTGCGAGAAAGAGCCTACACACCCTGTAGAGTCCGTATCCACCAAGGAGAAAGTCCCCGTCTTCTCTGCTGCGTCAAAAGAAAGAAAAATGACATCTTGTCCATGCTGAACGCTTGTCCACCCTGATCCCGTATCATCAACGGTAGCTGCTGCTATCTTCTGCGCCACAGTAGTAGTAGAGTCCGCATTAGCCACCGCTACCGTCACCGCTACGCTATCCAGGTTTATCGTTATGTCTCCTGCCTGTGATGCTGCGCCAGTAGTAACGGTCAACGTCTGTATTTCCTTTTGCCCACCATCACGGCGAAGAACACCAAAAGCAGTGCCGTTATACCCCCAAAAAAAGCCTTCATGGACATCGCCTATACCTATCAATTGCTCACTGTTTGCTGCCCCAGTAGTAAAAAGAGCTGTGCCACGAAAAAAGATGCCCTGGCCTGCGTTATGCCTTGTAACCCTGTTACTTACCAGCGTAGCAGCAGAAGTAGCAGCAGCGCCACTGGAAACAGAGGCCATACCATTAGCCTGCGTGACTGTCCCTGAGCCGTTCTCCTGCGTAGTGACAAGCCTGGTATTTATGTTGTAATGAAAAGCCAGTTGTTCTACGGGAATAAGCTCGGCTATAATCTGCTCACCAAAAGAGCTGTATACCTGTGGTGGGTCTAGCGCTACGCCCTGCTTATCTGTCTTTACCTGCATCATACCCTGGTATCCACCACCTCCCATACCCTCACGTCTGCTGTCCCTGCTCCCACAATGCCGTATATATCGCCCCTGACTGCAAACTGGAAGCCGGGGCCACCTTCAAAGTCAAAGATCAGCTTGTCCTTGGCGTATAGCGCTATGCCCGTTGCTGCGGTAAGGGCTGTATCGTCACCTATCCACACCGTCTGGGTACTCTGGTTGTCGATAATCATCCCTATACGGTCCCTGCTCTTGACTTTTATAAGGGTAGCTGCCGTGGTAACCGATATAGCCGTTGTACTCATACCGTCTGCGCTGCCCCGTTCTGTGCTGCCTCGCTAGGTGCTGGCTCACTGAACTGTTGTGGGTTGATAGGGCCTGCGCCACCACCTGGCGCTCCTCCTGCTGGCTGCACACCCTGTACCGCTTGCTCTCCGGCCCCTATAGCAGGCCACAGTTCGGCAGGGTTCTGTATGCCAAAGCCCCTAATAAGCATCTGCTCAGCGATCTTAGGCAGGTTAGGGGGCATCTGTGGGCTTACCTCTACAAGGCCAGCCATAAGGTTCAAGACGTCCTGCCACTGTTTTCTTTCTAGCGCCTCTGTGCTGGCCTGTGAGCTTACGTCAATAGCGAACCTGTAAGCGCCCTTGGCCACCTCTGCGTCAATAGTAGACCACTCTGTAGCGCTAGGGTCTATGAGTATCTCTTCTTCAGGCTGGAACTGCGTATGCATAAGCCAGAACATCTCTGCCGTATCTACCTGATATGCTTCGAAAGCGTCTGCCCTCTGCCCCTCCCTCGAGTTGTTCTTACGCTCGTTGATAGCTGCCTCTGTAGCTGTATCACTGTCAGCAGCAGGCTGTGGGTCACCAGCAGCCCTATAAGCAAGGCTGTTGATAAGGTTTAAAAACTCACCCTTGTCGCCAGGGATCTGCAAGAAAGGCAATGGCACAACAGGGTTGCCCTGTGCCTGTGACAGTCCCGGCACACCTACGCCCGAACTGTCAGGAGCCCCAAGCGCTATCTCTATCTCCGAGTCCTGGAAGACGTCACTGTCATACAAAATAATGTTCTTCATCTTCCTCACGACACTCAAGTAACTGTCCAGCACCTCGTTTTGTAACGTCTGCATATTATCAAAGCCTGCCAGGGCCAGAATAGGCTTTTGCAGCCACGTCTTAAAGCCTTGCAGGAAGTGCAGCAAGCTACAGGGGTACGACTTGAGGCGCTTATACGGCCACTCTTCCTCATGCCTCAAGATCATAGCGTCACCGTTCTCCTGTATAGCCACCACAGTAAGAAGGTTGACCCTGCGCCTGCTAGAGATAGGGAAGTTCCTGGCCCATACCTCCCACAGCTCTACCACGTCAAAGCCATCGCCCTCGCCTACCCTGGCATCAGGAGCCGGGGCCTTCTCCATCCTCGTAGCCTTAAGCTGGCTCGTATTCTTGTAGTTAGGGTTGGACTTAACCTCATCTAATGGCTTGCAAGACCTGAAAGCTATCCACCTGGCATCGTTAAGCCCGTCAGTAGCCAGCGGATCTATACGGAAGTCCTCAGGGTTCCAGCGCAGACCAAAAGGCTGGTCTACCTGCATACCTATATGGGCGTCTACCTGCCCCTGGTCCAGCTCTGCCTCATGCTCTGCAATATGTACATCTATCGTGTCTTCTACTATCTCATCGCTGATAGTAGGGTCCTGCTTCAGTTGCGTATGCTTTTCTATGTGGTCTACATGGTCCTGCTCTGGGTCTACGGGCGTCATCGTCCCTGCGCCAAGGAATAGGTTTTCCTCCTCAGGATCATCGAAGCGCAAAGCAGGGTCAACGCTGTCACTTACCCTCGTCTCTCCCTCCGGCAGGACATCACTGACCCACCCTGCCTTCTTAACACCAAAAGGGTATAGGAAGGCGTCAGTAAGGACCCTCCTGTCCTGGTGCATCTGGCCCGTAACATCATACCAGTGGTCCACGATCTTACCTACAAGGACCTCGCCAGCTACAGAGTCTTTGCGCTTGGCCTTTACCCTGAAACGTGGGTTACGACTTAAGAGGTTGGACCTGCTCTGGTCTACCCACCCGAAGTGCAGGGAAGGCTTAACCCTGCCGGTATTCTCATCACCGTCTCTACTTGTCTCCAGGATACGCTCACGCTCTGTGCTGGCCTCATTCTCGTACAATGCCAGCTGCCTGCGTCCTATCTTAAGCCACGGCTCCAGCACCTCACCGGAGAAGTCTATATGCCTCTTCCAGTAAGCCCCTCTGCCTGTCCTGTCAGTAGGATATGCCATTTTCCCCTTACTTTAACCTCCCACACATCTCACAAACCTTAACATCCTTGCCCATCTCGATAACAAAGCCATAGTCCAGCCATACTGCCTTCTTGCACACCTTAGTAGCCTCTCGGCAGTTAAACCTGTTCTTCCTAGCAGCCTCCAGCCTGTGCCTGTTCATAGCGCATTGGTGACAGCAGCATATGTGGGACAAGTTGGTAGCCGTAAACTGCTTGCCACAGAATACACACCACCGCTGCCACGCCTCCCTAGTCCTAAGCCCTGAGTCCATTTAAGCACGCAGTTGATCCTCCCACACTCGCTTAATAGGCATCCTTACGCTTATCTTGCCAAAGGTCACCTTGCAACCTCCACGTACCCACATCTCTTCCAGCTTGCCCGTGACTACCTGGCTGTTATGCTTAAGCTGTATGTCTTGGCCCGTGAGCAGTCTCATGCTGCTTGCCCCCTGCGTAGTAAGCTACATTGGTCTTAATGCCTAACCTCCCCAGTCTCTCTGCCCTGTCTATGTCGTTCATCGTACGCCCTCTGGCGACTTCAGGCTTCTTGTATCTACTTGCTTTGCCCATATCATCCAGCATAAGCCCAAATAGTGATAGCACGTCCACTTGGTCATCGTGTTGCCCGTAAGGGAAGCGTAGTAGCTCAGCAACCAAGTCCTGCGTAAACGGGGCGTTGTGTGGTATAAAAACCTTGCCATCCAACATACGGCCCCTAATAGACTGGGCACGTTGATCTTTCTTAGCACTAGGCGTGTACTTGCCATTCTCGCTGCTCCGTGGTGTCCAGGTGCTCTCTTCACGCATACGCTTCTTGAGGAAAGGCCCTATGGTGTTCAGTATCTGGCCCCTCTCCTCTGCCCAGTGTCTAGGGCTGTGTTCCTTCATCATGCCTATGACAGCTTCTACCCACTCGTCCGATAAGGCTTGCTCTCTATAAAGGTCCAGGAGGTAGATGTTGTCTGCCTGGTCCACCCCCATGACGGCATGGACCGTGTAGTCCCCTTCCCCGTGTCTAGTCGCGTAGTCCGATGCCCCGTACTTGACCAGGTTGTCAGGTTGTTTGTGCCAGTCGTAGTATCTGATGGCTCGTTCTGGGAAGTAGGCATCGTCATTGGGTATAGGGTCCAGTAAAAGTTGGCAACTGAAGTTGTAAGGGCTTAACTGCTTGCGTCTATCCTCGATGTATTCGGCTGAGAACAAGACAGGGTCGCCTGAAGCAGTGCCATCGCTTGTGGCAGGGTGCAAACGTGGTCGCGCAGCATCCCGTTCAAGCATTGCTCCATACGTGTCAGCATCGTGGTATCTCGTTCCAATGTATCTGGCTTTTCCACCGTCTACCCCCAGGTTTAAGCTTAGTTCCCAAGCGTTCGTAGTCTTGCTGATCATCTCAGGGGTGGTTACTGATTTCTCTGTCACCACATCGTCATATACTCTTAGTCTGTAGTGCTTCCCGGTAGGCATACCGTCAACGAGGCCCCACGCCTCGATGGTGGCTGCTGCAGGGTTGGTTTTGCGCTTGACGGTAAGACCTTCATCTTCTGACCACTTGGGGGCTTCCTTGCGTGGAGATTGCCATAGAATGTCAGGAAATAAGGCTTTGAGCTGTTCATTGCTCTCAAGCTCCTGCTTTATCTGGCGTAAGAAAGACTTGGCTATGGGACGTGTGTGAGCGAATATCCCTACTGTTAACTCTGGGTCTTTAAGGATGTCTTGTATAGTGAGTGCAAAGGTAATGACTGTGCTTTTGTAATGCTCACGTGCCCATAGATCCAAATATCCGTCTGGGTCTTGTTGTACCTCTCTGCATCTATCAAGTATCCACTCGTGTTCTGCGTCATCTCGCTGCAGGACGTATCTGAGGAGGAAGTATAGGTCATTAGTCGCTAAGTTCCTTAGGTGTCCCGTTCGTTCCTTGCTCGATAGCTTGCTCAACGAACTCCACAGTTGTTGGTATTGCCATATGCCCGTTAACAGTTGCGATAGGGCCACCGTTGGCTCCTGTGACTTCAAGACGCTCATTATACCCTCTATACTTGGCCATACACTTGAGGTAGAAGATGATGGCCGTCATGTTGCCCTCTTGTATCTTGCGGAATAGCTGGGCCTCTGCTATGTCTATAGTCTGCTCACGTATTTCCTCGATAGTCTTCTGCAGCGTAGGGTGACGCTGCACCGCCTGGACTACGTTGCTGGGGGTACATCCCAGGGCTTTTGCTGCTACCGTTCGTAGGCCCCCAGATTGTCGTAAAGCTTTATCGAAGTCCTTTACCAGCAGGCCTTTATTAGCTGACATTGTTTATCCTGTTAGGCTAGTTAGGCGCTCTGGCTGTAAGCCGTTGTTTTTTAAGCGTTCTAGGGTCACCGCACAGTATTTAGGTTCTATCTCCATAGCGTAGCAGGTTCTTTGTTCTTGTTCTGCTGCTACTATGGTGGTGCCTGATCCTACAAAGGGGTCGTATACGTCTCCGGTATGGTTTCTAATAGGGCGTGCCATACATTCTAATGGCTTCTGGGTAGAGTGTCCTCCGTCTACGTTCTTGTCCCAGTCTATTTTCCATACAGTGGTTTGCGACCTGTCTCCGTTCCATACAGCCGTTGCCCCTTTTCTTACTGCATACCAGCAAGGCTCGTGCTCTACGTGGTAGTGGCCCCTGCTTATTACGTGATTGCGCTTGGACCATATAATCTGGTTGCGTATTTCAAAGCCTACTGTTTGTAGGCCCTGCTCAACGGTGCTGGCATGCAGACCGGCATGCCATGTATAACTAATGTTTGCTGGCGACAAGGCCCATGCCTCCTGCCAGTCGATACGGTTGTAGGACCTTGGGTGATCTTCTTGGTAAAGGTGGAACCTGTCTTGCCTGCTCTCTTGCGTGGCATATAAACCTCACATTGAACACATCTTGCATTTCATATCAGCCATACGGTCTTTCTCTTGGAACAGGTCGTCCATAACCTTTGACCCTGGCGGGACCTCGCCATTGTCAAAACGTTCTCTAAGGCACTTCAAAGAGGCTGGCCAGGTGTCTCTGCCTTCCGACCTGAACGTATGACCTAGCGACTCTTCAACGACTACGCCCTTGTCATACTCTTCTGGGTGATCCCTCCACAGCTTCCACCATTCACCTAGCCTCTGCCAGAAGCATACCGCACAGTCCGTTCTTTCCGGTATCGTAATCTGCTGGCTGTTGAGGTACTCCATAACGTCTTTGAGGCCCCAACCCCACTCAGACAGTGGGTAACGCTGTTGTAGCCCCTCTTGTATCTCTGGCTCTGTATAGGAGATGCCTTCACGCTCAGCCTCATCAGCCCGTAAGCCCACATAACCCACAGCAGGCATGTTCTGTAGCAAGTATGTCTTAAATGGTGCTATCTTAAGTAATCGGGTACAAAAACGAGCACGCCAGTTGGGTATCATCTTCTGATCTATGATAAGCCCAAACAACGTGCCTTTGGTCAAATGTAATATGTCTTGGCCCAGCCTGTCTTCCAGGTTGCGCCAATGGTCCTGCATAGCTGGTAGCTCGTTGCCCGTTGGAGTGCATAGGTATATATACTCTCTGGGTTCTACCTCCCTTAACCGCAAAGCCATAGCCGTAGAGTCTTTACCACCAGACAAGAGTACTATATGTTTCATGAGCCTCCCTATACCTGTATGGTGTTTTCTTTTTTGCAGCGCCTACATCTAATGCGTATCTCTGAGCCTCGCTTTGCCTCCATCAAGAACTTGTTACACCGTAGGCATACTACACGCCTAAAGTCCTTGGTAGTAAGAATATGGGAAACATTACGGGGTTTGTCAACCATTATCAAATAAAGGTAAAGAGTCCTTGATGCATTCGTTGCCTACACTGTCCCACCCTTCACGACTACGCCTTGCAAACAGTTCTAGGTATGGGCCTGGCAACGCCTCTGCAATCTCGTATATGCTGTGAGGTTTCCTTGAATGGCCTAGATTAGGGCTCAGGAGGCCCAGGAAACCCTTTTCTTTGGGTGGGCTTACATTCCCCCTCGTAGCCAACAAGATCGGCTCAGAGCAGCCCCTGACCCAGTAACCTATGCCGTATTGAAAAGAAAGTTTGTTTTCTGTTGACATTTTTACCCACGGCAAGCCCGTCTTGTAAACAAACCCCCATTTTTCTATAAGCTCAATGCCCACCTTTAACTTTGGCCATGTTGCCCATAAAATCAATAGGCTATTCTCGATGGACCATTCGTTAACGGGCAGTTGATATAAGTCGTTGTTTTCCATGGTAAAGTAGTGATCTTTGACATCCCCATGGCCTGGGACCCCATGTGTATATTGCCACGGTGGGTCTGCCAGTATAACACCATACTTCTTTTCTGGCTCAAAGTCTCTAATGTCGCCCTTAAATACCATCTTGTTCGTATGCCTCGCGTTCTGCCCTGGTAAAGATAATACATACCAAACTCTTTCTTCAGGTCTCTAATGCCCTGCCTGTCGCCCTTTCTAGCTAATGCCATAAGCTTCTTACGCCTGTCAAATACTATCTGCTCGCTCTCTGTCTTCTTGAAGGGCTTACGGTTAAATACGTTCATTCCTCCCCCTCGTAGTCATAGGCCGTCACCTCTATTCCGTTTCCCAGTATTTTAGCATAGGGGCAAACTTCTTTTGTATTTCCTTGTACTCTTTTTCCCCTACTAGCCGTATCTCTATATCAGGATAATACTTAGCCATTCTCTTAAGACGTGTCTTGCTCTTCGCATCCATCCACCCCTTAACCTCCACATAATAAGGGTCTTCGCCTTTGTTTTCCCACACCTCAAAGTCACAAGTATAAGACCGTGTCCCCCTCTTTATCTCTTCAAAATACCACGTCTGGCTTTCAAACTTCCAAGCATGTATAGCCTTTACCTTCTTTAAAAAGTTTAAATAACGTGCATAGTTAGCCTCCCACCTTGATCTAAAATATTGTCCCAAGTCTTCTCTTTTACCTCCCTTGCCCCTGGAATAAACATAGTCTAAATTTTTTCCTAAACTTCTACGCCCTCTGTTCCTGTCGCTTAACTTCTGCTTTCTACTCTCAGAATGATGTCCTGTTGTCAAATCTTGCCATGACTTCTTTCCTGCCTCTGACAGTTTCTTTCTAGTTTTTTTTGAATGCCTATGCCCTAAATAACCTCTAGGATGTTCATTCTCTTCAAGCCATTTCTTTCTCTGCCTAGAAGCCTCAGCCCTTCTCTCGAGAGAATGCTTTTTAAACTTCCCCTCTTCCCACATTTTTTTTATTGCTATTGACTGTTTAGGCCTTTTAGTCCCGGTGACCGTTGCTATTCTTTTCTTAATAGCATTTTTATGTACCTCGTTATTTTTATCAGCTCTCAGCTTTAGCTGAGATGCCATTGCCCTGATACTACCTCGACTTCTCATCAATCTATCAGCGCACCACTCAAGCCCCTTGCTGGCGTACTTATCTCGCAAGAATGCAATATCCTTTTCAGACCATACCTTCCTGCTTGTCAGCAAAGGCATCACTCAGCCTCCTTGATCTTAGCGAGGGCGTTTCGAGCAACTTCACCATACGACTCAACCGCATACACTTCCAGCCCCTCCACAGCGGTTGCGAGGTGTTCGCATACTGGAGCAAGCTCTTGATACTCGCCCTGTGCATATTTCAGTTCAGCCTCAAGCTTCTGGACTTTCTCGGTCAGATCGAAATTCTTCTGAACCATCGCTACATCATTGGGATCAATACTCACACCGTCCAGTTTATATTGCTCAACTTCAGCCTCAAGCGTCTGTATGTCCTCTTTACAGTTGTGGATAAGCACACCCTGACGGTTCAGCCTCGATACAAGTGTACGTTCATTAGCTTTCAGCCTGTCACGCTCGTCCATCGCTTTCTCTGCACACTGCTTCCAGCCATCACCGCCAGCCAATAGTCCTTGCGCCTCTGCCAACTGCTTCTCGTGCCAGTGGACCGTTGCTGTCAGGTTATAGTTCTTCTCGGTAAGCGTGTCTATGTCTGCTTCCAGCTTTTCGCAGTATTCAGCCACTCCATATTCGATATAGCCTTCAAGCGTATTGGTAAGCGTGTCTATGTGGGACAGCAGTTCATCCCGTTCATCCAGTGTTAAGTAATAGCCCTCATCTGTGAGATGTCCCAACTTGCGTATCTCTTCCAGCCGTTCAGGTGTCATCATGCCTCCAGTGCTTAGCTACTGCATCTATGACCTCTTTATACAGTCCTGTAGGTAGCTCTGGGTAGCTGCTGATGATGGCTAATACATCACAAAGACAGTCTTTAAGGTCTGGTTCGTGCCAAAGCTTTTTTTCTTTTAAATAGTCCGCATAGTAAGCCTGCCTAATCACCCACTCTTTGCCATCAAATATCTCACCCAATGCATTTACAGAACCTTCCGAATGTATATATTCCGCAAACTCTTCAGAGTCCTCTAGCCTGTCGTTCATTACGTCTGCTTCCAGGTTGCCGTGTTCTTCTTCCATACGAGCCTCCTCTAGTCCCATTTTCTGGTACATTCCTGAATCATACCAACTACACATAAAATCTGGGTGTGGGTATGCATATTTCATTTATGCATCTCTACCTGACTCATAACCGTCTGTGCCAGGTCTGTCTCTGGACAGGTGTATGAAGCCATAAGTATGTTAGCCATCGCTGCCTTGATATTCTGTGCGGTCATCTTATGAAAGACGGTGCTAAAGTATTCCTGCTCTACCTCCCACGCTATGTCTGGCTCGTTGCCGTGAGCTACCTGCCACCATACCGGACTACCGTGAAAAGAGTGCTTGCCCACCCTGTGGTGGTTAGGGCATAGCGGTATCACTCGCTCTGACTTCTGCCCCATACCCACATCAGAACGTATGTGGTGAACCTCCGCGGGGCTGTCTAGCCCCTCTCTACGGCATATCCAGCAGCCAAAGCCTGCTATGACGTCAAGGTCCATTCTTTTCCTTAAGAAGTTCATGGGCCACTCGTAAACCTGCGTACTTGATAGCTTTGTTCCAGGCTTCAACTAGACTATCAGTAGGCTCTAGGCCAAAAGCTAACTGGTCCCTACTGCCGATCTTTTCATAGCGACAACACATTACCGCCTTTTCAATAGTTTTACGGTCCACTGCCTACATTCCTTCTGATATGATAATAGAAGTTTTAAGGGCTTTTTTTATTTCAGGTACACCGCCTCCTGTTATTCCAAATGCGTCAAAGGCTTCAATAGCTGATTCAAGTAAATCTCGCAACTTCTCATTATCTTCGTGCAAAACAGCAATAAGGCACAATGGGTTTTTGTCTTTCATTTGCTCTGGTAACAAGTCCAAATCATACAGCAATGACAGCAACTTAGGCGTCTTGTTGATATATTCAAGTGCTGATTTCATGGTCCTGCCCCTACATTCCTCCTGATACGTGCGTGTGCTACCTCATACCTCACGTCCCACCGCTGCGCCAGCATCGCCACCAGGCTCACCACCAGGCCCCTGTCCAGCGGTACCTGAAACACCTGCTGCTGGTCTTTTCTTCCCCATTTCCAGTCGCCCATGATACTTTTCGTAACCGTCATACCATTCCCTCCCCCAGGTAATATCGTATAACTGCGTGAAAAGGTGCAACTTCGTCTGGTCAAATATATTCTTCTTCCTGTTCTGGTAGCTCACCGGCATATAAAAGCAGTCACGCCCTCCCCACTGCCTTACCTCTGCCTCTACCAGCTCTGCCCGGGTACACCATCCATAAATGTTCCACGTCCGTATCTTACGTATACGCTCCACGTCCTCCCTGTATTTGTATCTAGGGTAATGGCTCCCCTGGTGGACCAGGATATATACGTCATGCTCCTCTGCCCTGCACTCTACATAAAGACCCTGGTATCTGCTGATAACGCCCTTGGCATCAATACTGATAGGCGTACCGTCAGACCACCGTATACCTAGCACATCGGACCCCCCGGGCTTTGAAGGATCTTTGTTTATCTCTCCGTTAAGCATAAAAGCGCTAGTTCCCTCACCACACAAGCCCACCCAGTTATTAAACTGAGAGAAGTGCTTGTTGAACTTCGACTTGTCTCTCTTCCAAGGCTTGTCATTAGCTGCCCTGCGTCCTGCCAAGTCCCATAAGAACGTGTTGGTGACCTCTGTCATCTCTGCGCTGCTACTCCCTAACTTTTTCACTACACACGCCTCTTCATCTCTTCTTGGTCTAGTTCCGTTACTTCAAACTCAATTTTTGTGCCTTTGCCTACAGAAGTCCCTGCTATCTCTGCGTCTATAACCTGCCTAGCAATAGAAAGCGGAGTCCTGTATTTCCCCTCTAATGCAACAGAAACCATCCGAACACCCTTTTTCATGGGGACGCAATCTATCTCGTTATTGTCCCCATCATAAACCTCGTAGCCCCTATATATGCCTATTCTTCTGTTCATGACTCCTGAACCTCGTAGTTAGATTTAATAGCCCCCTTGTCTGGGTTGCCTCTGAGGTGCGAAGGGCAATAGTACATTCCAAAATATTTACCAAACAGCCCTTTCCTTCTAAAGTCTCTCATATGTCCCCTGACAAGGTGCATACGGTTTTCCCATAAAGGTATATCCTGGTCGTCGGGTCGCTTCTTTGGCCCCTTGCTCGGATCTAAAACCAATGTCCTGTATGTGATGGCCGGTTTATCGTAATGGTGCTTTATCCACCGTCTTTCCTTACGTGACTGTTTGGTAAGCAACAGCTTAACATTTTTACAGTTCATCAAGGTCCAGCAATAATTTATTGTTAGCACAAGACTCTCAAATACGTCCTTTAATACGTGTTCCTCCATCCCGTGGACGGTAAGCGCCTGCATCGTGTTTGCAATAGGTATGCCCAGTTCGTTTACATAGCTCTGGTAGTGTGAGGTAAGAGAAAGAGGCCCCGGCCCCTGGCTCATAAATACCCAACATTGCATGACAAACTTAACTCCCACTGTTTCTGGGTCCAGCCCACTCTCCCTCCATGACCTTCTTGTAACTTCGGCAATTTCGTCCATGTTCTGCGTCAAGCTCGCTCCCTTAAGCATGTTCTCTATAAGAGGCTTGTTAGCATCTTCTGTGGTATGGGCCATCACCAACAGGGCCACATTCTGCCCTGTTGGGTGCTTGGCCTCGATAACAAAATACTGAAAGGGGGGAACCGTACAGCAGTCATAGTCTAGGTCTATGCCACCGCATACGCTTTTCCATACTGGCGATATATCAATACTTACCGGTTTCTTCCGTAGTGCGTCATCAATCAATCTGGAAGTAGTCTGCCCTGCTGGGTTGCCACGTAGTTCGTCATGCATCTTGTAGCCGTCATACATAAGCGACTCAGTAAGCCTCATCTAGTGTACCTCCCAAGCTTCGGTAGTAATACCCCTTAAAGACTGTTGTTTACGGTGAGTATTCTACAATGCTCTGGATCTGACCTCTGGCTCCCGGGATATTAGCCCCCCTACCCCCCAAAGTACTTATGTACTCTATCCCGGTATGCCGTCGGGCCGTCACCATCGCATTGCAGATGTCGGCTCGGGCCATTATCCCCGGCTGGCAGGTTTTTCTCCCTGCGTGTGACGGTAAAGTCACAAATAAAAAGCCCCGGCAGTTGACACCTAACGAGAAGGTTGACAAGTCTGCCGGGGCTAATGTGGGCACTCTCTGGAAGGTGCGCCTTGAAGCCAATATAAGTTTTTCTTTTTCGTGTGTCAACCTTCTCGTTAGTGACATTGTAGTAACACTTTCTGAATACGTCAAGAGTAAAGTTTAATTTAAGTGCCAGCAGGGGGTGGGAAGGCTTACCCTAAACAAGGTTCTCCCCAGAACTTGTAAGGCCCATAGCCTGCCCCCGTAATATCCCCTCAGATGTATACGGTCCCCCTGCTGGCTTCCCTCGCTTGAGTATATATTGGAAAAATAAATGCCCTCCCAAGGCCCCAATAATAAACGGGACCCATTTTATGCCCTTGATAATGTTTTTCATTCTGCCTCCGGCTCAAAGGTGTTCTTGGCATGGTCGTATATACTCTTCATCACTTCTACTGCGTCCTGGCCCATGCCTGTCTCGAAATACACCTTAATATCATACTTGAAGGCTCCCTTTGCATCTTGCGTAACCTGTATGCTGTCACGCTGCTCAAATGTTTCTGTCACTGTCCTCATACTGTCCTCCCTTGTTTTGGTAGGGCCAGCCTCACCCCGAAACTGACCCTACCTGACGGACCGCATTAGGTGTGCGGTCATATTGCCTGGCTACGGTTGAGATTTGAACTCGGTCACGGCTAACTAACTGTCTTATTTTTTTGCAGTAAGACCAGCGTAGGTGTGCCTACCACCGTCTACCGTAGCCAGGATATACCCCAAACCTCCAGGTATTGTTCACATGCGTATCAAGAATATTGACCAGCCTTTGTATCCACCACTGGCGCTCTTCCCGTTCTTCGTCATCCAGCCACTCTTGTTCTACCCAGGATGTCATTAAAAGCTCTCTACTGCTATCTGAAGGACAACCCAGGCTGTTATGTATATATATACCTTCAGGGGTGTACGTCCGTTATACGGCCTCTGTGGGCTTCTGTAGTAGTGTATTAACCCCATTGCTCTGCCATCGCTTTCGCTAAGCCTGTATAGGTGATCGATCTGAGCTTGCCCCTGTCCTTACTTGGAGACATACGGTGTATTCTGTTTTCCCTGCCCTCGACTATGTTTGTAGGCTCAAGCAGTGGTAAGCCTTTAAGCCATAGGCCCGTCTTTTTAGTCTCTCCATGCCCGAACTGCCAAGGTTGTATATACTGGTCGGGCTTACGTATTCTGGTCGATATGATAGATACGGGGTTTTCGATACATATCTTTGGAATGGGTGCGTCCATAAGTTCCTGAACAAAAGCGAGTGCCTCTGCCTGCTCTTTCTGCTTGTCCTTGAACCATCTAGCCCCAGATACCGCCAAATGGGTACATGGAGGGTGAGCTATCATAAGATCCCAAGTACTGTTCAGGTGGTCCAAGACTGTCCTTACGTCACATTGCAAGTGTTTTCCATTAGCATTATATCGGGCAGGCAGTATATCGCAAGAATAAGCCTCATGCCCCTGCTTTGCAAAAGCACCTCTGACAACACCGCTAAACTCACAGGCCACCAAGACTCTCATTCTTCCAGCTCCCATTCATTGCCACATTGAACGCATTTGACTTTGCGCTTTTCCTTAACTACTGGCTCTTTATCTGAATACTTAGCTATAAGGTCCGACTCTGACAGGGCTATGGCGTCTTCCAACACGCTGCGCCAGTTGTTATGCTCGGCATATTCCCTAACTGCGTACAACTTGCTATACCCTGCTAATACCAACTCTTCTGCATCTGCGCCCATCTCCAGGACCCACACGTCAGCTACAGCCATCTTGCGGTATGCTGCCCTGTAGTTGACTGACAAGCCCCCTACGTCTATGGGTGCTGCCAGGAACTCGCGCCACGTCTCAAAGCCTATGTGTTTGTGGGTGTTATTCTCTCGCATCTTCAAGAGCTGTAGCCCCTCTGTGATGGCTGTAGACTCTGAGGTAAGGCGTGACTTAAGAAACTGCTCCCGTTCTGTCTTGGCGTTCACTACCTCTCTCATCTCCTGCACTATTACTGCCCTGTCCATTCTGCCTCCCTTTGCTCCAGATCCATCAACGCTTTATTCACTGCCTCGTCAAGGTTTTTGCCTTTAAAGCTATTCAACGGGTTTATGCAGTTAAGTTTTATTATCCAAGTCTTTTCCCATGTTTCACTCGCCCTGCCGTGGGGTTCAAAGTCGTAGCTAAAGCTCACCTGCATTAGGGTATGATAACTACTACTCATTACATCCAGTTTTTTGCAGGGACTACGGAAAAGCTTATCTGCCAAGTCTTCAAGTCTCATACTGGCTCCTCAATGATGTTCAGTGATGGGACCAGCCTTTGAATGGTCCACAAGCCTCTTATATGCTTACATATCTTACGGGACGGGCAACCGCAGGCAATGTCTAACGTGACAGGATCGTGGTATAATCTGTAAGCGGTGCCATCGCTCTTGTCGCAATACCAGACCAATGCAGACTCTTGCCTGTAGGTATACCCTCCCGTAAGTAGCTCAGAAAGCCCTTTAAGGTGCTTGTCAGGCATTATCTTTTTCCTCTGCCTGTTTACCCTCAACATCTGCTATCGTCTGTTCTAGGCGCTCTATGGCCTTCTCTGCGCCCTTGGACGTCAGTTCAGGGGTATTATCTATATAGTCTACCATCTGTGACGCTTTGTCATCCTCTCCCATCTTCGCCAGCCTGCTGCACAAGTCCATAACAACCAGTCTCTGGGCAGGGTCCATAACATCAGGCATAGTAGTCTCTGGAAGGTCGTGGTACAACTCGAGTCCCATCCCGAACATAGCAGCGCACCTTTTAATACAGTCGCTTACCGCTGACTTATACCTAGACCCGGGTGTCTTCCAGAACTTACAGTTGTCCTCAAAGCCCATGTTCTCTCTGGTGGTCCCTTCTACCGTCAGTGCGCCCCATACACAGGCTTCCTCACCATCGTCGGTATGGTCTACCACCTTGAAATTCCAGTCATTGTGGCATATCTCATTGAACCTCTTGACTACCGTGGACCACTCTATATAGTTGAGTGTAGCCCCCCCCTGCTCCCGTTGTTTAACAAGTTCCGGTGGTATCTTGGCGCTAAGTGCGTTGATCGTCATTCTCCGTCTCCCATTGGTTCACCGTGATCACCATAAGCAGTGCCGCCCTTAACGGGCACCTTCCCATAACGCTTATCACGCTCTGCAAGCATAGCCTCTGCGGTGTTGTATGCTGCGTCAACTATAAATGGTATATCCTTGTAATCAACAGACACAAGTCCCTGTAAGGTAAGGCCTGCGTAGTGGTCCCGTAGTTCCCTACGTGTCATACTTCCTCCCTTGTTAGCCTCTGGATGGCCTTGAGAGCCATTCCTGAAGGCTCTGCAACACCGTTTTCCCACCTGCTGATGGTGGTTACTGTGGTCCCTAACTCTAGGGCAAATTCTACCTGAGTAAGCCCTAAAGACGTACGTATCTTGACAACCTCTTCCTTCTCCATCTATCCCTCCAGTTTGCAAGACAATGCTACCAATGCCTTGTCAAGTGTCTTTGCCTTTCCTACAATGCCATCACAAAGAACATCTGAACAATATGTAGTTGAAAAGTCCTTACTATACCAAACATCGATGACTCTTCCATCGGTACTTGCAAGGCGTTTAGGTGTTCGTGATTTCATTACACGTTGCGGATATTGCTGAAGTTTAATACTATTCATTTTCTTCTCCCTTGTTTGTGTGTGCCCTTAGTATACACAATACAATAACACTTGTCAACCCCTTTCTCATAAAAAAGAGCCACGCCCAAGGGATAGACGTGACTCTGGTGAACTCATGTAGTCTTATTATACTATACTGTTGGACCCTGTGTCAAGGCTGATCGTTGTTGCTGTAAGTTCTCCAGCCTCTGGGGGGCAAAGAAGTCAAACAAAGGTTGTAGCTCTGGGTCCCTGCCCACCCTCTTACGGGCTTCCTGCACCGCTGCTCCTATCGTCATGCCTCTGGCGATACCTACCCGGGGAACCTTATCGTGGACCTTTTGCAGGGTATTTACAAAGGCTACTATCTGGTCCGACTTACCGCCCAGACCTAAAAGGACCCTCCCTACAAGCCTTGGGTTTTTGATCGTCATATTACCTATCAGCCTCTGTAGCCCCGACCCTGCTGCTGCGCCTACGCCTGCCCCTATCCCACCACCCAACGCAAAGCCCAGTGAACCGCCAAGACCTGCGCCAACAGTTCCTATGCCTGCGCCTTGCATCCTGGCTGCGCCTTGCTGCGCTACAGGCTTAAACCGTAGCCCTGCCAATGATGCAAAGATATTTTCACTGACGCCCTTATCTCTGGCAATCTGCCGTATTTTAGCACCGTCCAGCCCCTCAAGGTTTTTTACTCCCAACTTCTTAAGGTTGCCCAGCTCCATCACTTTCTCCAGCTCACCAATAAAAGCCCTTTGCCTACCCAGGTTCTGTGATGTTCTGGTATTCAGCAAATTGCCTAGCCTGGTCAATAGCGTCTGGTTGAAGCCCCCCTGTATTACAGAGTCTTCAAAAAGCCCTAGGTCGGCAAGGGAACCGCCCCTGCCTACTCCCAAGTCTTTACGTGCCTGCCCCAGAAACTCGCTGAAGACGCCAAAGTCTTTCTGCATCACGTCAAAACCTTCTACCTTGTCGCCCAGCTCCTTCCTGATTGTCCTACGCATATTCGTCAATAGGGCGTTCATTTGCCCACTGTTACGGGCGTCAATGCCTTTCTCTATAATAGTGTCTAGCGCCAGTTGCGTCCCGTGGGTAGCTTGTATTCCGTTGTCCTGCCACTTAGCTACCTGGGCTACAGCATCGCCTACCTTCGCCCTCTGTGCTGCCCGGGCCTCCGTCTTAAAAGCATTGCTCTTGTTAAAGTCTATTCTCAGCCCTGGTCCACCGTCAGGGTTCAAAGCTACATCGACAACACCAGCAGGCCCTTTCTTTGCCGTAGACTCTATAGGCGTTATCGTTATGTCCCAGTCTTTTTCCATCTGGTCAAAGATAGCTGCCCGAGTTTTAGCTACATCTATGGTCTGTCCTGGCTTAAGGTCCAGTTCTACCAGCCTCTCGGCAAACTGTAAATTTCTCAGGTCTTCGGCATCGTCAAGGGCAGTAGTAACCTTCCCTGCCAGGTCTTCAAGGACCACTTCCCCTTTACGTGCAGCATCAAAAGCAGTCCTGGCCTGCCCACCCTCTCTGCCGACCCGTAGGGCGCCTTCTACGGCCTCTTCTCCTATTCCCGACACAACACCCGTCCTGCCTATAAAAGCCTCTTTAGCCCTACGCCCTACCCTCTTGGCTGCCGTCCCTGCCGACTCCCCTGCTATCACCAAGGGGTTAACTTTTCTTTCAATAGACGCTGCCTTTTGTGCTAGCCTTCCTACCTGCCCGGGGATGCGCCCTGCTAGGGAAGCGCCACCAGACACAACACTAGCTATATCAAGTAATGCTCCTACAGGGTCGTTCTTGATAGTACCTGCAGGATCTCTAAAAAGCCTAGTAGCCTCATGAAATGCTGCCTTGGCAAGCTTAGTGTCTTCGTCCTGCTGTCCGAACAATGATTTGACACCACCCAGTGCTGCCCTGCCTGCAAACTCTCCAGCGTCTTTAAGGCCAGATGGTGTCAATAAAGAAGCAAAGCCAGAAACAACATTGGACGCACTCTGGGGAATGTTGCTGACCATCTCACCAACAAAAGAGCCTATAGGGTTCCTGTCGGCAATAGTCTGCTCTGTCTGTGCTATCTGGGTGTTTAAGAACCACAGTACCTGGCTGTTATCAGCATTAGGGTTCTGAGTAAGAAACTGGTCCAATTGTTGTTGAGTAGCCATTTAGCGTGTCCTTATGTCGGTAAGGGGCTGTCCCGTAGCAGGGTCAGTAAACCCGGTAAGATCTAAGGCCGTAGTAAGAGGCTCTTGCTGCTCGGTCCCTCTAAACAAAAAGTCTACAATGACATCCTCTGCGTTAACTCCTCTACGTTCTGCAAGCCTAGAAAACTCGCTTACTAATTTCTTTTGGCCTCCCTGTGCTGCGGTAAGCAATGACTTGGACCTGTCAAGGAAGTCTGCGCGTTGAGCTTCTGACAACCTCTGCCCACTTATCAGGCTGTTGTACATAGCCCTCACCCTGTCGGTAATACCTCCTGAGTTTTGGGCGTTAGCAAACTCACCTTCCCTCACAGTAGACCCTGGGTCCAGCATCTTCATATAGTTAAAGATCAAAGCCAAGTCGCCTGCTGCCGAAGGGCTTTTACCTGCTGCTTCTACCCTCTGGAAAGCATCACGTACCTTAATAAACTCACCAGACAAAGATGAAAATTCTTTACGCAGCGTATCGCTGTTTTTACCTGCCTCTTGCAGCTGCTTGACTTTCGCTGTCTCTGCTCTGCCTATGATATCGTTTATAAGGTTAGCATCTCCCAAGTCCATTGCTTGCGCCAATGCCACTGTTGTAAACCCTTTTTCTGTAAGATCGAGAGTGCTTTTAAAGGTAGCTTCTTCGCCCTGTGCCGTTACGCTGTCAGCAAGACCCCCCAATAGCCCCTTAAAAGCGTCTGGGGCATCGGCTTCCAAGTCTCTAATAGCATCAACATTTCCTGTCTGTATCGCCAGGTTAAGCCTTTGTGAGAAGTCCTGCTCTGCCTTAGCTTCTTGCCTTTCTTCCCTCTGCTCCTGCCCTAGAGCAAACTGGCCCGTAGCTGCAAAGCCTGTAGCAGCACCGAACTTACCACCTATCGCTGCCCCTATTAGGGTGGGAGCGAAAGCCTGTAGAAACTTACTGAAAGAGAAGCCCCCACCATCGTCGGTCACCGCTTGCTCTTCCATCTGCTGCTGAGCTTCCTCTGGCGTAGGTTGTATCTCTGGGCCTTCTACGGGTTGCTCCATAGGCATCTGCGGTAAAAAGGGTAGCTCTGCTGGTCGTTGTACGGGCGATGCTTGTGCCTGCATAACTCCCTGCTGTTGGGGCTGCTGCCCTATAATTTCACCTAAAACATTGCCTTGCCCGGGAGCTAGCTGGTTTCTGGCAGGCTGTCCTTGCACTCCTCTGATAGGTTGCCCTGCCAGTGAAGCCTGGAACTTAGCACCAAACTGTGTCTGTCCAGGGACCATCGTATCTACGCCTGTAGACGAAACCCTGGTAGGCGCAAACTGTCCCGGCTGTATCTGCACCCCCGGCAAGGCTGCTGTCGGGTTAATGGGCCTTGTATTAAACAACTGGTTTAATATTGCACCTTGGCCTACTCTTGCTGGCATATCCTATGTCCTCGCTTTAAAACAGCCCTTTAAAGAAACCACCTACACCGCCTATAATACCTCCTACTGCTGTGCCTATGCCAGGGACAATAGACCCTAGGGCAGCGCCTATGCTCGCCCCCGAGCCTATACTGCCTGCAAGACCTCCTCCACCTGTTGCATTGCCATCTCTACCGCCAAATAGCCCCAAGTTACCTGCTACATTAGCGCCCTGGATGACCATACCTGCTATGCTCATCTTTTCTGCGTTGTTCATCTGGTCCCACTGTAAGCCCATTTTCTCTGCGAACTGCTGTGCGCTCTGGTTCATCTGCTCATCAAACTGTGTCTTGGCCTCTTCAAAAGACTCCCGTTGTAAAGACGTAGGCTGCTTCCACTCTTTAGTATCGGGGTCCCATATTCTTCTGGGTCCACCAAACTCATTAACGGCCACCCCTGAGAAGTTACTTAGGAACTGAGCTGCCTGCTGTGCTACCTGGGTATCAAACTGTCTAATAGCTTCCCCTACCTGTTCTTCTTGCAGTCCGAACTGTTGAGCAAACTGCCCCTGCTGCGTGTCTAGCTGCTGCTGCGCCAACGTCCTACGTCCATCGTCAGGAATAAACTGCATCATCCCATTACCCAGGTCAGTCCCGTTGGCAGACAGTTCTATGAAGTCTGAGAAGTCAAACTCACCATCACCATTAAGATCCAGGTCTTCTCTGTAGTTAGGGTCACCCTGCTTGGCCCCGAAAGCGTCCTGCATAGCCTCCTGAGTGTACGTCACCGCTGGACCGCCACCAAATATCTGAGCCTCTTGCAGTCCGAACTGCGCAGAAAACTCCTGCCTGCGGTTAGTCATATTGGTATCAAACTGTCTCTGCTGCTCACCAATGGTAGTATTAAACTCTGTCTCTCTTGCCGACTGTAAGGAATCAAACTGACGTATCTGCTCCGCTGTCTGCTCATCAAGGTTTATCTCTCCAGCATCAAACTGCCTCTTGACTTCCTCAAACTGGTCTCTCTGTATTCCTAGCTGCGCTGCTATCTGTTGTATCTGTATCTCTTTTTCTTTATTAAACTGCCGGCGGTTTTCTGTTAGCTGGTCGTGAGCAAGGTCCATCCTTCCAGACTCTATAGATGACTGAAGGTCCAGCCCTCGCTCCTGTATGCTCTGCCCCTCTATCCTGGCTGCAATGCTCTCATTAAGAGACCTCTCCGAGAGGTCTAGTTGCCCCGTCTGCACTTCTTCCGCAAAGCTTTGCGCCCTCTCCTGCAAGCCCAGAGACTCGTTAAACTGCCTGATACCTTCCTCCAGTTGAGCATTACCCAAAGTTTGCCCTGCATCAAACTGCCTCTTGGCTTCCAAGAACTGGTCTGTAGAAAGACCAAAGCCCTGCGCAAACTGGTCTGCCTGCACTGCTATCTGCTGGCGCTGTATGTCCAGCTGCTGCTGTGTGGCCTCACGCCTAAAGCCTATGTCTTCACGCTGCGTTGTCTCTGCCAACGTCTGCCCGCGCTCAGCAAGGCCCAACTGCCCACGCAGTATCTCTTCCTGAAGCCCCAAGCCACGCTCTTGCAGCCCAAAGCTTCTGTCTTGTGCCTGCTGCTGTATGTCCGTCTGTCTCTCTGCCAAAGCCTGTGCGCCCTCCTGCCCGGTAAACTGCTGTGCTTGCCCCAGCGCCTGAAGGCCCAAAGACCCTGCTGCAAGGTTGCCCTGCTGCTGCTGCCCCAGGATACCCTGCAAGGCTCCTATATTCGCCCTGTTCTGTGTAAGGGCCTCTGTCTGTAAGCCTGACTCGAGTTGGTCCAGGGCGTTAAGCCTCGCTGCCCCTACCGTCCCGAAGCCTCTTACTGCCCTGCCCTGCTGGATACCAGAAGGACTTAAAGCAAACAGCCTCCCCAGCCTGTTACGCTCTTCTTCTGCTGAGCGCTCTATGAGGTTGGTGCGTGACTGCCTCTGGGCGTCAATGTCGAAGTTCAAGCCCCCGGCAAGGTTGCTTATCTGCCCCTGTATAGCCTGGGAGCCACCAAGCACCCTGTCGCGCTCTTCAGGGTCAAAAGGGTTCTTGGTCCGTTCTCTTACATTAGACCGTAACGAAGGGTCTGAGGTTAAAGCCATCTTTTCCTGCCTTTGTTGACCTTTGGCCTTAATGCGTGTATATTACAAAAACACTCATTAACGAAAGGAAGTTGGATGAAAAGTATAAAACTAACACAAAACAAAATAGCTATAGTAGATGACGACGACTATTTACAGCTTTCTAGCCACTCTTGGTTCTTTGTCCAGAACAGATCAGGTCCAACCGGATATGCCAGAAGAGGACAGAAACTCAATGGACGAACAGTGTCAATGCATAGACTCATTATGAAACTCCCAGAAGGGATGGTTGTTCACCACAAAAACGGGAATGGCCTAGACAATAGAAAAGAAAATCTTTGTTTAATTACCCCATCAACCCACGCTCGCATAAGAAGAGTCCATTTAAGAAAAAACAATACAAGTGGAGTAGAAGGCGTTAAGTGGCGTAATAGGAAAAAACCTTGGTATGCAGTCATAAGAACCAAATGGTTAGGCTCATTCTCTACAAAAGAAGAGGCCATAGAAGCTCGGAAAAAGGCTGAAAAAGATCACGATAAATCTATAAGTTTTTAAGCACTGCGATAATTAATAAGTGTCCTGCCACAAGCATTGCCGGTACCAACAGCCACGGCCCTACCTCATTGATAAAGCGTGCTACTGTAGCTACCTCCCACTCGGTGTCCCACAGCCACTGTCCTATCTGTATGGCGGCCCACCCTCCCGACAGGAGCGATGTCCACTTTACCCTCATGCCATATGGTCAAGAGCATAATAGTCAAACGAGCAGTCGAGGGGCTTCCTCATATCCGTATCGAGGTGTATAAAGTCTTTGCCTATCCCTATCCTCTGGAAGCCTACGGCGTAGCATAGTGGCAAGAGGGCATGTCTGTCACCACTCGTCCGCGTGGCTATGTCTACGGCATGGCCTACCTCGCCTTCACCGTCGCCGTCTATGTCAGCAGGGACGTGGGCACTGTTAGCCACGCCCCCTATAGACCCGTTATGGTCGGCACACCGTATCCCCGACGTCACCGTTATTCCTCTGCCGTGGGCATCGCGCATCTCCTGTAGCAACTCTACAAGCTTGGGGCTGATAGTACCTTGCCCACACCCACACTGGCACGCGAATTCTTTCTTCGAGAAGTTAGCACTCAAGTCGCCCATTACTGTAACCCCACAGTCACTTTACGTTATATAGACAGCCTGTCTTTGATGACCGCCACATCCTGCTCTATGCTGTCAAGCCTCCTATCGATAGAAGGGCCATAACTAGCACCAAAAGCGAGGATAGAGGCGAGCAGTACGAGTATCACTCCTATGTACAGGTTTTCTTTGCCCACCTTGGTCATCAGTGTTCCTCCTTCAGCTTCTGCACCATCATCGTAAGAGGGCCGAAGATAGCGGTGACAACGCCATTTATAGGTATCCACATTGTGAACTCATCAGCAGCCATAGACCCCATAATAGCGATAGGCTGTGACAGTAAATTTTGTACGATAGTATGCAACGCCTCGTTGGCGATATGTTTCTTCGACATTGCATCGAGCTGCCCTTTCTTTTTGCGCTTCGTCTCTACAA